TTGATTACTGCCAGGATTTATGGAAATGAAGCAGATGTAGGACGCGGCATTCAGAGGGCGATAGAGGAAGGATTTGTGACAAGAGAGGAAATCTTTGTCACCACTAAGATGTGGACGGATGATTTTGATAACGGCGCGGAGGCGATCAATGCTTCTCTTGAAAGGCTTGGACTGGACTACATTGACCTGATGATCTTACATCATTCCCAGCCCAGCAATGATGTGGAGGCATACCAGGCGATGGAGCAGGCAGTCAGCGAAGGGAAGCTCCGGTCCATTGGCCTTTCCAATTATTATACACCGGAGGATTTTGACCGGCTGGTAAACGCAACATCCATCACGCCTGCACTGCTCCAGAACGAAACCCATCCTTACCATCAGAGCATGGAGATGAAGGAACACCTGCGGCAGTATGGAACGGTTATGGAGTCATGGTTTCCGCTTGGCGGACGTGGTAACACGCAGACGTTGTTTCATGATGAAGTGATTTCCGGGATAGCGCAGGCTCATGGCAAGACTTCGGCACAGATTATCCTGCGCTGGCATCTGCAGGCGGGGAATATAGCGATTCCTGGTTCAAGTAATGAGGATCATATTCAGGAGAACTTTGAGATATTTGACTTTGAACTGACGGATGAAGAAATGGAGCAGATGACCGGACTTGACCGCAATGAACGGTTTGCCGGGTATTGATTCCTATGAGATGATGGTTTTAAAAAAGAGATATATTGTCCCGGATCGTTAAGGAGAAGGATGATGTGCCACATTTTTGCAGAGTGTGTGGCATAAACTCCTTCCTTGCCGGAAGTGATGTTGAGGAAGGGGAACAATCTCTATATAATACTTACAAGGTAAAAATATTACCAAATAATGATCGGAGGAAAAAGAGATGAGTCAGGCTTATATTACTTTGAATAATGGAACAAAAATCCCGCAGTTTGGTATGGGTGTGTATATGGTGCCTGCGGGAGATGCAACAAAGAATGCGTGCCTGGAGGCCCTGAAGATGGGATATCGTCATATTGACACTGCCCACGCATACCAGAAAGAGTAAGCGGCTATTTGTTGTATAGAACAAAAGCCGCCCCTTCATTTAGCAGAAAGCCCAGTATATAGTTATATCCCCATTGAGTACAACGACCTTTTCTATAAGGCTATGCACCAGGGCATAAAGCCCATCACCGTCCCCGGCTTCAATAATACCAGATAAAGAAGCCAGAGCCGCCGCCGCTTCCCCCTTAGACATTTTCCCGGAGTCTTCCGCTTCGGCTTCTTCCAGGCACTTCTGCGCCGCCTTGCGTTCTTCCTTAAGAGCGGATAGGCGGTCTTGTATTTCTTCCAGCCCGACAATCCCCGTCTGATAGAGATTAAGAAGCCTTGTTATTTGCTTTTCCACGTTTCCCAGCCGTTCCCGGAACGCCCCAAGGTCGGGCGGAGCTTCCCCGGCGTTTTCTTCGACCAGTGCATCCAGGGCAGCCGGATCCAGAGCGAGCTTTTTAATTTCTTCCAGCACCAGGGCATCCAGATCGGACACGGTAAAGTGTTCCTTACGGTTGGAGCAGGAATCCGACTTGATCATCCGCTTACTACAGCGGCTTACAGAGTAGCATATATATTTGTTGACTTTAGAGGTTTTCCAGCCCCACTGGCGGATAGACATCCGGGCGCCGCAGTCCCCACAGAACAAAAGACCAGAGAGCAGCCCGTCCGAACCAGAGTAAGCCCGCTTATAGGCTTTTTTATTTTGGGATAAGCGGTCATTTACTTTTTGCCAGACTTCCGGGGAAACCAGCGCCTCATGCTTCCCGGAGTATTCCAGGTCATTCATAAAGACCCGGCCAGCATATACCGGATTGCGGAGGACCCGGCCGCACTGATCGGCAGCAGAGCGACGATCCCGGTCAGCATATACGCCGTATTTCTTCTGGACGTAGTCGCCTATTTCCCCCAGGCTTCGCCCGGAGCTATAGAGCTTATACATATCCTTCACGACACGGGAGGAAAACGGATCCACGACAAGCGACCGCTTACCGTTTTCCTGCAGTTCGGACTTATAGCCGATAGGTGTTATGCCAGAGTAGTAGTTACCTTCCTTAAGCCCGGCTTGCTTCCCCATCATCATTCTTGATTTTATATTTTCCCGTTCCATTTGGGCGAAGGCCGCCAGTATTCCAACGATACACCGCCCGAAGGGCGTGGCGGTATCAAAACTTTCCATAAGGGAAATAAAGTTACAGCCATTTTCTAAAAAGACATCTTCCAGCAGGATAAGCACGTCCTTCTGAGATCGGGAGAGGCGGTCGAGCTTCCAGACAATAACCTTTTTCACATAGCCGCCCTGCACGTCCTTAATTACTTGATTGATGCCGGGGCGGTCGAGCGTAGCCCCGGAGTAGCCCGGATCGATATGGACAGCGTTTACAGTAAAGCCCATAGCGGAACAGTAGGAGCGGAGCCTTGCCTCCTGTTCCCCGACGCTATAACCTTCTTCTGCCTGTTCCGTTGTAGATACCCGGATATAGAGGTCGGCCACGTTTTCAAGATTGAAAGCAGCCGGAGCCGGGCTTAATTCTTTTTGTTTCATAAAGCATAGTCCTCCTTAAAAACGGGCGCAAAAATAGCCCCGCCTTGTACTTGTGTTTTTGGCCGGACCATGCTATAATACATTTGCTCGGAATGTTTATAACATGGCCGTAAAGCCGCCCCGCCCCCGTAAGCCACGCCAATGGCTGGGGGCGGGGTTCCTTTTTTATTTCAAAGTTTCTACGCCGCATTTTGAAGCAAGGTAATACATATGCTTGCAAGGTACTTTTCTTTTCTTAAAATCCGGACAGGAGCAGCGGCGGAGCGTTGTCCGATATTTCCCATTAGTAGCACCAGCAAATAAACCATACTTTAATTCAGTATCTATGTAGGTCGGTGTTAATTCACCATACGCCGCCCTTTCTTTTCTTGCCTGGGCTTTTTCACCTTCAACAAACGCCCAGCGTTTCCAGAGTTTCTCCGCCGGAGCTTTAGTATATAAGATATCCGAAAGAAGCAGAGCCGCAGCAATTAAAAGACATACTATAGCAACGATTACCGACTCATAGAACGTTTGTTCGTGTGGGGTAATTAGACTATAGGGTGCGCTGATAGCAAACAAGGCGGCAAGCGCAAGTTTCCACTTATTGAAAAATTTTAAGTATTTCATAAAAGCAATCCCCTTTCTATACGTTTTACTAAGATACTTCGGACTTTTCCGCCGCTTTTTCTTCTTTTTCAAGTTCCTGGCGGTAAAGTTCGACTTTTTCATCTACAGATAATTCTGAAAAGTCAGCAGGCGGAGCCGCAGGAGCCATCGGGGAAATTTCCCCAGATTGAAAAGCTGCTGCGACTTCCCGAACATAATTAAAGATTGTTTCCTGGGCTTCCGGTTTGAGGTTTACGAACTTTTCAACCATAACATAGGCGGCGTTAGATAAGCCGTACTCTTCGGACAAGGCATCCAGCGCAGAGCTGGGCGCAGCCTTGAACATTTCCCCGGTTCCGTTCCTTAACCATTCTTCCCGAACATTAAACTCCCTACAAATAAGAGATACCGCAGCGTCGCTGGGATTACTTTTTCCCGTTTCATACGTTGCAACGGTATTTCTTTTTATTTTTAGGCGGTCGGCAAATTCCTGCTGGGTAAGGTTGAGCGCCTTTCTTATTTGTTTTAAGCGCACATTCATAAATAGCACCCCCTTTCAAAAACAAGTATAAGCCTTAAATTGTGGTATGTCAACAAAATTGTTTTATAGCCACAAAAAATGTGTTGACAAACGGCTTATAGCCACATATAATAGTTTTATAGCCACAAAACGTACCCTCCTTACAGAAGGGTACAACATAATTACTTACTTGCCAATAAAAAACCATTGACAAGTAAGTAATTATAAAAACCCTTAACAGTCAAGGAAGGAGGAAACGGATGGCCGCGAAAAACCAGCAGAAAACCATTGATAACATTAGACGCCTTATCCGTACAAAGGGTCTTAAGCAGACTTTCGTAGCAGAGCAGGCAGGACTAACGGATCAGCAGCTTACAGACATTCTGAGCAATAGGAGGCTACTGAGGGTGGAGCATTTGGAGCCGTTGGCGCGGGTGTTGGGCGTAACTATTGAAGCATTGATTTCTTAAGAAGGAGGTAAGGACATGGCAGCAGTTAAAAGAGTTGAGGGCTACACGGAAGAACAGATCAGCAGCGCAAAGCGCCTTATTGACGTTCTGATGGGAGTACCGGAAGAAAAGCAGCCGCTTTTTACGGCAGTCGCTACCGCCTATATTGACGGTGTAGAAACCGGGGCGCGGATTGCCAGAGAAATGGAAGGGGCAGCAGTATGAGGACGCCGGGCGGCTTACGCTTTGGCGGGCGGGGCGGCTTCGGCAACTATAAACATTACGAGCAAAAAAGGAGTAACACATGGACAAAGAAAGCATTGATATCAAAACGGCGATCCAGATAGCAAAGATCGTTGTAGCAGTTCCAGAGGAACGGATGCCCATTATATGGGACATCTTCAAACAGGCCGGGCTTGATATTGGAGGCATAGACGAGATGGCAGAGTGGAAGGCCCTCACAAAGCAGGCTTTCCTCATTGATACAGAGAAATTTATAGCAGGCATCACCGCCGGGAAAGAGCCAGTAAGCGGAGAGTACCGGATCCTGGCGAGCGACTTTAACGAGTATTGCAACAAACAGAAACTAAGCGCCCGTTGCGTAAGGAAGCACCTGGCAGGGCTTGAAGCCATCCGGACGACCAAGATCGGCAGCGGCAAGGTTGATTATACCTGCCCCGTTTACGAGGCAGACAAGCCCGCCCGACGTTACGTCTGCATTTATTCAGACTGGCGGGAGCGGATTAAGGGAGGCGGGGTGAATTGATTAAGCATATTTTAGCAGACGGTACGGAGCTTAAAAGCATAGAGGGGCGGACGATACCGCCGACCGGAAAAACCGAGGCCGTTTATAGATTGATTGCGGAGTTTCTTATAAGCTCCAGACCCATCCGGACGGCAGAAGAACCGAAAGCAAGCCGGGCATAGGGAAAAAGAAACCAGATAGACAAGGAGGGATTAGATGGAGTACCAGGACTTAAAAAGCGGCATAAGGAACCACTTAAACGATGCCGCCGAGGATTTTTTCATGGTCGGTTACTTCCTTCGGCAGATCAGCGAAAACGCACTTTTCACGGAGGACGGCTATAAAAGTATATGGGACTTTGCAAAAGGGGAATACGGCTTAAGCACTTCCAGCGCAAGCCGCTTTATGGCAATCAACGCCCGCTTTTCCATTGACGGCGGCGAACACATGGCGGAGAAGTACATCGGGATGGGCGTGAGCAAATTACAGGAGATGCTGGGGCTTCCCGACGAGGAACTGGAGAAGGTAACACAGGAAACCACCGTAAGAGAAATAAGGGCAATGAAAAAGAAGCAGGAGGAACCGAAGTCTTTCTTCGGACTTCCGAAAACAGTATACCCGGAAGGTTCCTTACTTTCCACAAAAGGGTGCGGCGATGGGAAATACACTTGTTTTAGTTGCGCCCGCCCTTGCGGCATACGGCAGGAAGAACGGTACTGCAGGGACGCACCGCTGGGGAACCCGTTTTTTTGCACCCAGATGAGCGAAGAAAAGCGGCTGGACATTGAAGCCGGGCTTTTCAGTAAAGAGTGCCAGTTTTTGAACATTGAAAACGCAGAAACCAGGGAGGGCGACCACGAGCCAACGCCCTGCTGCCAGAATTGCGAAAATAAAACTTGCTTTTCCCGTTGCGACGTCGCAAAGAAAAAGGACGAGGACGAGCGGAAGAAAGCGCAGGCGGAGCTGCAGAAGCAGCAGAAGGAGGCTGAGGCGAAAAAGCCGGAACCTTCCGAACGCGATATAAAAGCCTTTTACGACTGGATCGGCATTAAGCACACGGACAACATAAGCGCCGACGACTTGAAAGCGAGATACAGAAACGCGGGCGGCGGCGGAGCCTACGGCCTTAAAGATTACCAGGGAAGCGCCAGGGGAGTCCGGCTTAATTATAAGCGAGAGATCACCTGGGTGCAGCTTGCGAAAAGATTTAAGGAGATCCAGGAGGCGGAGAAAGAGAAAGCCGACTTTGTAGAGCGGTCCAACGGAGCGCAGAAAAATGTCCGGGACCTTATTAAACAGCAGGAGGAAAAGCGGCAGCAGGAAGCTGAGGAAAAGAAAGCAGCCCAAAAGCTGAAGGAGGACGGCCGGCTTTTAAAGTTCTATAAAGATATTTATCCCAGCACCCGGCAGATCATAGCGCAGCGGGACAAGGCAGCCATAACGAAGGAACTTAAAACCTTATACGGCAGCACTTACGAAAGCGGAAAAGGCTGGACTTGTTACCCGGATAAGATCGTATTCAGAGATAAGCCGGAAGCGGAGCAGATACAGATCACCTGGGGACGCTTCACAACGAAGCTGGTGGACCTTTTAGACCGCTTCCCGGAAACAGAAAGATCAATTCTTTCTGGGGACAATACCAGGCAGAAGGAGCCGGACATCATAGATGCGGACTTTCGGGAAGTTGAGGACGAACCGAGGGACGACCCGGCGCAGGAAGCAGCGGCAGCCAGGGACGAGCTGCAGGAGGAACCCATCACCCAGGAGCAGGATCCAGAACCGGATCCGGAGGAATACGGCCGGCTTGACGTTGATTTACTTCTGGACAAGTACCGCCGGGACCTTAAGGCATACCACGAAGCAGACTGCCCGCCGAACATGATTAAGACGCAGCGGATCCTGGTAGACGCTTTAGCCCTTTTACTTGAACAGATCGACCAGGGAGGTGCGGAGGATTGACGATACGAGAGCGCAGGAGGCGACGAAGGCGGCAGCGGCTTATAAAAAGGCTTGCAGCCGCCGGGCTTATTCTTTCAGCAGTTGGCGGCGCTGCGTTTGTCATTATCGCCGCTACGGGCCACCAGGAAGCCACAGAGCCGCCTTTTACACATACGGTCGAGGAAATCCCCACCGCAAGCCCAGAAGCCACGACAGAGCCTACCACAGCCCCGCATAGAGGGCAAGATTTAGGATGGAGCGCAAATGAGGAATACATAGCAGCACGGATGGCAATGGCGGAGGCAGAGGGCGAGGACACCGAAGGAAAAGCCCTTGTTATTCTGGTTATTTACAACCGGACAAGATCCGGAAAATTCCCGGACACCGTAAAGGGCGTCATTTCCCAGCGTAACGCCTTTACTTCTTACAGTAACGGGAGATACGACCGGGTGGAACCGGACGCGGACTGCTGGGCGGCCCTTGACTTGATACAGGAAACGGGCTGGGATGAAAGCCAGGGTGCGCTGTACTTTGAGCGGACGCCGGAGGACGGGAAAAGCACCTGGCACAGCCGGAACCTTGAACGGCTTTTCATACACGGGAATCATACTTTTTATACAGAGAAGGAGGCGAAAGACCCTTGAAGATGGCAATGAAGGACGGGCAGATCCTTATAAAAGATGCCGATAACACACAATTCACGATTATTAAAAGTTGGAGCAAGATGAAGTGGAGCAGGGCGGAGCGGATGTTTTACGGGCCGGCGGAAATTGAGCTTTTAAACAAGCTGGCCGGAATAGTACGGCTTCCCGGACCCATTGAAGCGGAGCGGCAGCGGCTTAACGAGATCGCCCAGGCAGTAGACGCAGAGCGGATGAAAACGGACCCGGAGCCACTTTATAAGTACCCGGTCAAGTTTCCGCTTTTCAAGCACCAGACCAGGGCGGCAAACATGGCGCTTATTACCTTCGGTTTAGTTCCGCCGCCGGGGAAGGAGGCGGAGCATGGAAGCACTTAACCAGAAGGAGCAGGCGCACGACCCAGCGAGCATCTGGTGGGGCGATACGGAAGCCCTTACCGAAGCTATTAAGGCTTTAAGCCTTGATATAGATAAAAACCAAAAAGGAGAATCAGACATGACGAACGAAGCAAAAGTAACTATTGTAGCACACGACGGAACCACGAAGGAGCTTACCGGAGATACGGTGATATGCTTCACAGTATAGACTCCGGTTACGAAGCAGACTCCGTATACGATTTTTGTGCCTTGAACGCAGAATGGGCGAAACCAGCCAAAGGATCCAGCAACCCCATGCAGAGCCATTTTAAGCTGAGTACCGTCAATAAGGACGCTTCCAAGGCTTACGGTATGGACCTTGTTATCGTTGACGGCGGCAAGTATAAGGACATGATCGCCAGCAGGATGCACCGGAAGAACGGCAACGGAAGCTGGATGGTATACAAGGGCTGCGACGAGGAATACGCCGAGCAGGTAACGGCAGAGCATAAGATCCTCGTTAAGAACGGAAACAGCAAGCCGCGGCTTGAATGGGTGCCGAAGCACAGCCATGCGGACAACCATTATTTAGACGCGGAAGTCTACGCCATGGCGGCGGCCGATACCCTGGGAGTCCGTATGCTTCATTTGCAGAACATACAGGAGGAACCGCAGGAGCCGAAGAAAGAGCAGTACACGCCGGAGGAAGAATGGATAAGCCAAAACGAAAGCTGGCTATAACAGGAAGGAGGGAACCGGGTGGAAGAACAGATGACAGCGCAGGAAATGCTTACCGAAGTAAATAACGCTATTTACGCTATATGCGTAGGCGGGCAAAGTTACAAGATAGGCTCCCGGCAGCTTAACCGGGCAGACCTTAACACATTATACAAGATTAAGAACGACCTTATGGCACAGGTCGCAGGAAGTACACCGGGCTTTTTGGACGATTGCTACGTCGCAGTATTTGACCGAAGATAGGAGGGAAAGAAGTGGGAAACGTATTAGACAATATAATCGGCTTCATTTCCCCGGCAGCCGGAGCCAGAAGGGAAGCATGGAGGCAGTACCTGGACGAGCAGCGCCATTATGACGCCGGGGGCTATGACCGCCTTAACGCCGGGTGGGTGGCCTATAACCAGAGCGCAGAGCAAACGGACCGCTACAGCCGGGACACCATAAGAGCCAGGGCCAGGGACTTAGAGCGAAACAGCGATATGGCAAACAGCGTGATCGGGGCATACCGCCGGAATGTAGTCGGCCACGGCTACACGCTTCGGGCAAGAACCAGCAATGAAACGCTTAATAAGCAGATACAGGAAGCCTGGATAGAGTGGTGCAAGCGTAAAAATTGCGACGTAACCGAAACGCAGAGCTTTAACCAGATGCTTAGAATGGCGGAGCGCCGGAAGAAGGTAGACGGAGGAATCCTTTTTAAGAAGTGCTACACCAGCGGAGGGCTGCTGCCCTTTAAGTTGCAGGCGTTGGAAGTTGACGAGCTGGACACCGGACGGGCAGCGCCGCACAACCCGAAACACCGGGTGGTCGGAGGGATTGAGCTTAACACCTATAACAAGCCCATGGGCTACTGGATCCGCCAGTATAACGTAGACGGCTTCGGGCAGATTGAACCCGTCTATGTTCCGGCAAAAGATATTATTTTCTATTTCACGAAAGACCGCCCTTCCCAGGTTCGGGAGATGAGCGACCTGGCCCCGACCATTACCAGGGTAAGGGACGCGAATGAGTTTATGACGGCGGTAAGCGTAAAGGAGCGCATAGCCGCCTGCCTTGCCGTTTTCGTAAAGAAGATCATACCGACAACCGGGAACTTTGCAAGGGGCGTGGGAGTAAGCGACGGGAGGCCCCGCGAGGACTACGACGGAAAAAGGATAAGCCCCGGCATGATAAAGGAGCTTAACGCCGGGGACGAGATCCAGGTCGTAAACCCGACCGGACAGGCAACGGATGCCGCCAGCTATATCAAGCTGCAGCAACGGCTTATAGGAGCCGGGCAGGGCTTAAGCTACGAGGCTACCAGCCGGGACATGAGCCAGAGCAACTACAGCAGCGCAAGGCAGGGAATCATTGAGGACGGCCAGACCTACATAGAGGACATAGAGCTGCTGAAGGAAGTAGTTATGGACGAGGTATACGAAACCTTCATAATTTCCGGCGTCCTTTCCGGCTTATTCAATATCCCCGGCTTTTGGGAGGATAAGCAGAAATATTTTAAGCACGAGTGGGTGGCGGCGCCGAAGCCGTGGATCGACCCGGCGAAAGAAGCCACAGCTACCAAGGTCGCACTGCAGACCGGACAAAAGACATACCAGCAGGTCGCAGCGGAGAACGGCAAGGACTGGAAAGAGCAGATAGACGAAACCGTCGCCGTTTTAGAATACGCCAGGAAAAAAGGCATTGAGATGGGAGGTGTTATATTTGACAGAACCGAAGCGGAGCTTACACCTGCAGACGAGCAGAAGCCAGAACCGGGAGCAGTTCCCGGCGGACCTACTGACCAGGGCGGAGGAAACCAGCCACCAGGGCAGCAGCCGGGGAACGGGCAGCAGGACGGCAACCAGCCAGCCGCAGACGGCGGCGAAGGACAGCCAGAAGGAAAACCAGATAAGGGCGTTTAGTTCGGCAACAATCCGGGCTATGGAAGGGGAAGGGAATGAACGGAAGTTCATTCTTTCGTTTTCTTCGGAAGAACCTTACGAGCGTTTCTGGGGTAAGGAGATTTTAGACCATAACCCGGCAGCCGTTGACCTTACCCGGCTTAACACAATAGGAGTCCTTCTTTTTAACCATAACCGGGATAAGGTTATAGGCAAGATCAACCGCGCCTGGATTGAAAACCAGCGGGGCATGGCTGAGGTAGAATTTGACAGCGACGAAGAAAGCGAGGTCATTTTTCAGAAGGTAAAAAGCGGGACGCTCAAGGGCGTTTCCGTTGGGTATAAGATTGGTGTGATTGAGGAAGTCATGCCGGGGAAGATATCCACCGACGGACGTTTTAACGGTCCTTGCGACGTCGCAAGGGAATGGATGCCCTACGAGATAAGCGTAGTAAGCGTCCCAGCAGACGCTACCGTGGGAGTAGGGCGGGAGCTTAAAGGGAATCCGCAGGCTCCGGAAACTTTAACTTGTTTTGAAGCACAACTTCAAATAAATAAAAACAGAAAATAGGAGGTACAGAGATGACACCGAAACAAAGACGAGAAGCCGCCATGCTGAAGCAGCAGGCCATTGTGAACGCCGCCAAGGCAGACGGCAACCGTGCGCTGACGGCGGAAGAACAGGCACAGTTTAACGCTCTCCAGAGGGAGATTGACGAAGCCCAGGCAGAGATCGACGCACAGGAGAGAGGGCTGGCAGGAGGAACCGGAGCGGCAGCAGCACCCCCGGCGGCGAATCCCCAGCAGACGACACCACCCCCGGCAACCGCACCGCAGACAGTACCTGCAGATGGACAGCGGAGCGCAACCGAGGCGGAGCGTAACCGGGTAACGGAAATTATGGCACTTTGCCGGGACTTCGATGTGGATCCGGCGGAGCATATCCGCAACGGTTCCAGTTTGGATCAGGTACGCAGTTCCATCCTTGACGGCATGAGGCAGACCGGAAGCCCTGTGGGCGTACAGGTCACCAGGGACGAAAACGAAACTTTCAGACAGAGGGCAACCGACGCGCTTATGCTTCGGGCAGGCGTACCCGTAGCCACCCCGGCAGACGGAGCGAATGAGCTTAGATCCATGAGCCTCCGCGACCTTGCTATTGAGTGTTTGAGCAGGGACGGGCGGGACACTATGCAGCTTTTGAGGATGCAGCCCGACGATATGTACGGCGAGCTTTGCCGCCAGTTCTACAACCCTACGGCAGCCTTTCCGGCGATCCTTGACAACACGATCAGAAAGAGCATTGTGCAGCTTTACAACGCAGTGCCTACGACCTTCCAGGCATGGACCACAAAGGGCAGCTTGAAGGACTTCAAGACCACAGCGGATCACGAATACGTGATCGGAGGTATGGGCGACTTCCTTCTGGTTCCCGAAAACGGCGAGCTTAAGCCGGATAAGCCCAGGACGGAGCTGCTGCCGAACCGCAAGCTGGACACCTACGGGCGGACATTCAGCATGACCCGCCAGGCGTTCATCAACGACGATATCGGCTTTTTAACGGAGGTTCCGGGGCTTTACGCAGCAGCGGCAAAGAAAACCATTGATAAGCAGGTCTATAGCTTGCTTTACAATAATGCCCCGATTTTCGACGGCGTAAACCTTTTCCATAAGAACCACGGGAACCTGATCGCAAAGGGCGGCAAGCCTACCCAGGCTTCGATCCAGGCTATTATCCTGCAGATGCAGCACCAGCGCGACCAGTTCGGGGAAGCTATTTACATTACCCCGCAGCATATTATTGTGCCTGTTGGCTATGAGTTTGAGCTGGCGGTCATTCTTCACAGCACCCAGGTAGTAGGCAGCAATAACAACGATATCAACCCGCTGTACAACTACCCGATCAATATTATTCAGACCCCGGTGCTTAACGCCCTGGCAGGGGATAAGGAAGTGCCGTGGTTTATGGTTGCAAACACCGCCAGCGCAAAACATATCCAGGTGGACTACTTGAACGGGCAGGAAACCCCGACCGTAAGAAGGATGGAAACGCCGGGTGTTTTGGGCTTCCAGTGGGATATTTACCTTGACTGGGGAATCGCCGTAAGGGACTTCCGCGGAATTGCAAAGAACCCTGGAGAAAAGATCGCAGCAGAATAAGAGATAAGGAGGATTAAAAGCCATGAGTAAAGCCGCATATTGGCAGAGAGGGGAAACCCTCGACTATAAGAACAATACGGACACAAAGATCGAGGCAAACACGGTCATTTCTTTCGGTTCCCATATTGGCGTCGCCGGGACGGATATCCTCCCCGGCGAGCTGGGATCGCTTGTAGTTACAGGCGTTTTTGAGATCGACAAGACCGCAACTGGAGCCATTGAGATGGGAACGGAGGTATATTTTGACGGGACCGGCATCACCGACACCAAGGGCGACGACACGCCGCTGGCAGGGTATGCGGCTCAGGCAGCAGCCGCAAGCGATACCGTTATCCTGGTAAAGTTGGGCGGCTGATGAAACAGCTTATAGCCGTTTTCCCCATACTTTTTGAAAGCCAGAACTATGAGCCGGGCGACGAGCTGCCGACACATAACGCCGGGCTTGTAGAAGTATGGATCGGAAACGGAACGGCGATATGGAAGGACACGGAGGAACCCAAAAAGCGGAGCGCAAAAGCGAGGCAGACAACCGCCCCCGCAGGGCTTCCCGGTGATGCTTACCCTTCCGCCGGAGCGGAGCAGGATTTAGTGGGAAAACCGCCGTCCAGGAAAACGAGGGGCGCACAGCCGGAACCGACCAAAGGAAGGAGGAAAAGCAGTGCGTAAGCCGCTGACATTTAAGGAGCTTCTGAGGCAGGACGTAAAAACGGTATTTCTTAACCCGGCAGAGTTTGGAGAGGAACACACGGTCAACGGAAAAACAATGCTGATCATTATTGACGATAACGAGCTTACGGAGAGGGAAAAGCGGATGAAAAGCAACATGGACGGCATATACAAAAAGCAAACGCTTGTATATGTCAGCGCCTTAGACTTCGGCCCGCTTCCGGGAGTAGGCAAGCCCGTCAAGATAGACGGCGCAACCTTTATCGTTACCGACAGCTTGAACGAGGGCGGCGTGTATTCCTTGCATTTGGAGGCGAATAAGAGTTGATCGAAATAAGCTACGACCGGAATATGCTGGCACAGGTTGAGAAGAAACTGGGGAAGATGAAAAGCGAGGCCCCGAAAGCACTTAAGAACGCCCTCAACCAGACAGCCAAGCAGGCACGGAAAGAACTGACGGACGAGGCACAGAAAACCTATACCGTAAAAACCGGGCGCTTCAATAAGGCCATGAAGATAAAGAACGCCACCCCAGCGAGGCTGGAAGCGACCATAAAGGCAACGGGCAGAGTTATGGGGCTTAAGGATTACAAAGTAAGCCCGGCCACCATGAGGACCGGAGCGAACCGTCCGGACGTAGTAAAAGCGAAGGTGCTTAAGGCAGGCGGGATGAAGCCCCTGGAGATGGGAGGGCTTAAGGCTTTCGTTACCAAGTTTTCCAGCGGCCATGTAGCAGTAGCCCAGAGGCGCGGAGCCGCAAGGCTGCCTATTAAGTCCTTTTCCGCAAACTCTATCCCGGTTATGTTGGGGAACGAAAAGCGGGTATACGGCATAGTAAAGCCGCATATTAAAGACAACCTTAAGCAGAACGTAAATGCACAGGTTAGGAAGATATTAGGAGGATAGGCATGGTCGCAGCATTTCTGCAGAGCGAGCTGGCGGACGAGCTTAAGAAAATTCTTTCGGATTTTCGGCTTAAGAACCCCCAGGGGGAAAGAGTCAGCATAAATATTTTTGAACAGCTTCTGCCTATGCCGGAGCCATTGGACCAGGGAGAAATAGCCCCGGAACTTTTGGAGAACGGGCTGGCGGAAGAACAGACCGCCCCTGACCCATACCCTTATATTTTGGTACGGATTGCAGACGGGGAGATCGAGGACGAGAACAGCGCCCAGAAAGTAAACCTTACCCTGCTTATGGGAATTTACGAACCGGACTATGACAAGCAGGGACATAAGGACATTTTAAACATAATAGCCAAGATTTATGAGAGGTTCGCAAAGTTCCCGGTACTTAACGGGAAATATACGATACAGTACCCCATTTTGTGGACCCTGCAGGACGAAGAATCCTACCCCTTTTATTTTGGGGGCGTAAACCTGGCTTTTGAGATTGCAGCAGTAAGAAGGGAGGATCCATATTCATGAGCGAAGCAAAGAAAGCGACCGGGAAAGCAAAAGCTACACCGGCCACGCAGGAGGCGGAAACCGTGGTCTATATTGGCCCGGATATTCCCGGAGCGAAGCAGTATACCACATATAACGCCGGACTGCCGGATGCCCTTAAGGAAAAGATTAAGGAGCATCCGTTTTTTAATTCCTTTGTCGTTCCGGTTGAGAAGCTGGCAAAGGCAAGCGCAGAGCTGGCGAAGGAGGGAAGCGCATTAAGCATCCTTTACCGGAGAGCCAGCGGAAAATAAGAAGAAAAGGAGAGATAAAAGATGGCTTACAACCATGGTGTAAGAATTTTAGAAAACCCTACAAGCCTTACAGCCCCGATCCTTGGTACGGCGGCTTTCCAGGTAGTAGTAGGCGTTTCCCCGGTCAATTTGGCTGAGGATCCCTATAAGGCTACCAACGTAGTGAAGCTCGCCTACAGCTTCCCGGAAGCAAGCGCGGCGGTAGGGTATTCTAACAACTTGAAAGATTACAACCTGAACCAGAGTATCAGCGCCACTTTTAAGAAGTTCGCAGTTGCGCCGATTGCGCTGATCAACGTACTTGACCCAAAGAAACATAAGACGGAGATCCCGAAAACGACCTGCCAGGTAGACGCATTACAGGCAACCGTAGGCATTGAGGGAATACTGCTGGATACCCTTGTCGTAGAGGCCGGAGAAACGACGCTGCAGGCGGACGTGGACTATATTACAGGCTTTGACGACGACGGCTATGCGGTTATTACCCTTCTGGAATCCGGAGCCGGAGCAGAGGCGACAACCTTAAGCGTTTCCGCAGACAAGATCGACCCGTCCCAGGTAACAAGTAAGGATATCATAGGCGGCTACAACGTAAGCACCGGGAAGGAGAGCGGCCTGGAGCTTGTGCGCCAGGTTTACCCGCTTTTCGCCATGACTCCGGGGCTTCTTACTTCGCCGGGATATTCCAAGGACCCGGCGGTCGCTTCGGTCATGGCGGCGAAGTGCCTTAATATTAACGGGCTTTTCACCTGCGAATGCATCACCGACCTGGACAGCACCGCAGAGGGGGCGACGAAGTATACGGACGTGAAGACCGTAAAGGAGAAATCCGGCTTTGTAAGCGAGCATATGGCGGTGGTATGGCCCAAGGTAAGGATCGGGGACGAGGTTTATTATTTCAGCGCCCTTTATTCAGCATTGATCGCCTACGTCGACGCCAGCAACGACGACGTGCCGAACCTTTCAGCCAGCAATAAGGCAATCCCCATCACCGGGCTTTGTTTGGACGACGACGAGGACAGCGAGATCGTAATAGACCAGGAACAGGCGAACCTGGTAAACAGCTTCGGAGTTTCCACGGCGATCAATTTTAACGGCTTCCGCTCCTGGGGGAACAACAGCGCGGCCTACCCCATGACGACGGATCCGAAAGACCGCTGGTTCTGCTGCCGCCGCTTTTTCAGTTGGTGGGGAAACAGCTTTATTTTAAGCTACTTCCAGAAGGTAGACGACCCGGCGGATCCCCGGCTTATCCAGAGTATCTGCGACGCAGAGAACATCCGGGGCAATTCCTACGTCGCACAGGGGAAGTGCGCTGGCGCACGGATTACCTACAGCGAGGACGAGAACCCGATCACGGACATTTTAAACGGGAAAATCCAGTTTCACCAGTACCTGGCGCCGTACACCCCGGCGGAGGATATTCTGAACGTATTGGAGTTTGACCCGACCATGCTGGAAGCAGCTTTAGGAGGTGAATAAGATTGTATAACATTCCTTCAAAAATCAATTCTTTTAACGTATATAAGGACGGCACGAAGCTGGTCGGCATTTCCGACGAAGTAACCCTGCCGGACTTCGAGAGCTTAACGGAAACATTAAGCGGCCCTGGCATTTTGGGGGAGATTGACGATCCGACCGTGGGGCATTTCCAGAGCATGGAAATAGAAATCCCGTTCAGGCAGATGGACAAGGATCTGTTTATCCTTTCGGACGATATTTCAAGCGTTACGGTTACTTTGAGGGGATCGATCCAGTACACCGTAAACGACAGCGGCGCGACGGCTTTCAAGCCCATGCGGATTGTAGTCCGTGGAAAAAATAAGGGGCTTACGGGCGGCAAGGCGAAGCAGGGCAGCGGAACCGCAAGCAGCATTAAGCTGGAGATCCTTTATATTTTGATTGAGATCGACAACGTGACGGAGATCGAGCTTGATAAGCTCAACTTCGTTTACAAGGTACACGGCAAAGACTTATTAGAGAAAGTGAGGAAAATGTGCTAATGGAAAAGGATAAGAATTTAAACCAGGCAGCAGAGGCAGAGGCGGCAGCAGTTGAGGCAAGGAAAAAGCAGGAGATGGAGGACAACCCTTTCCTGGTATTCTTCAAGAAGCCCTTTACCTTCGAGGGCGTAAGCTATGAGAGCGTGGACTTAAGCGGGCTGGAGTCTTTGAGCGCGGCGGACATGATCGCAGTAAACAAGACTATTGAGAGGGGCGGGACGGTGAACGTATTGCCGGAGATGTCCCTGGAATACGCCTGCCTTATTTCCGCCAGGGCTTCCGGGAAGCTCGTGGAGTTTTTTAAGGCGCTTCCGCCGAAGGAGGCACTTAAGATCAAGAACCGGGTAACAAATTTTTTGTACGGCGAGGACTAAAGCCAACAGACGGCTCCAGCCTTCGGAAACTAACCATACACCTATCAATTATTCTGCGGACAGGCTTAGACGCATTGGAAAGCCTGTCCGTTTTTGAGTTGATAGAAATAGCGAAGGAGGTGACGGAGATTTATGGCAGCGGGCGGCGGTAAGGAAATGGAGATCGCTATAAAAATAGCGGGCAAAGTTGAAAGTTCGTTTAAAAACGCCTTAAGCCAGGCCACCAAGGGACTGGGAACCATTACGAAAACGGTCGCTTCCGCTACGGCGGCGGCAGCCGCAGCCGTAGGAGCTATGGGTATAGCTGCCATAAATACCGGAGCCGAGTTTGAAAAATCCATGAGCCAGGTTGCCGCCACCATGCTGATCGACAAGACCACGGCGGAGGGGCAAAAGGCCTTTGAAACACTGGAGAACGCCGCCAGGGAGTGCGGGGCAAGTACAGCCTTTTCAGCTTCGGAGGCGGCTGAAGGTCTAAACTATTTAGCCCTTGCAGGTTATGATGCAGAAAAAGCGGCGGCAGCGTTGCCGACCGTTTTAAAACTTGCAGGGGCGGGAGCCATGGATCTGGGACACGCCAGCGACATGGTGACGGACAGCATGAGCGCCCTGGGGATAGAGGCAACCAAGACGGACCTCACGCAGTTTTCTGATCAGTTGGCCCAGACAGCCAGCAAGGCGAACACGAATGTCGCCCAGTTGGGCGAGGCTATTCTGACCGTAGGAGGAACGGCAAAAGGACTCGCCGGGGGAACGACGGAGCTTAACACAGCCCTCGGAATTTTGGCAGATAACGGACTAAAAGGAGCGGAAGGAGGTACACACCTTAGAAATATTATATTGAGCCTGCAGAACCCGACGGACAAGGCGGCGGCTTCGCTTAAGTCTTTGGGTGTTGACGTATACGACGCCCAGGGGAATATGCGCGGCCTTAACGACGTATTTAAGGATTTGCAGGGAGCCATGGTCGGGATGGACAACGCCTCGAAGGACGCTATACTCTCGACGTTGTTCAATAAGACCGACCTTACGGCGGCCAACGCCATGCTTTCAAATTGTACGGACCGTTTCGACGAGCTGTCCGCTTCGATTGAGAACAGCGCCGGAGCTTGCGAAAATATGTACGCTATTCAGTTAGATAACTTAGACGGAGATATAAAGATATTACAATCCAGTCTTTCCGATTTAGGAATCAGCATATACCAGGACCTTAACGGACCTTTAAGGGAAATGACCCAATTAGCCACCAGCATGGTCGGGGAGCTTTCCGAGGTGTACAAGAGCGGCGGCATGGAGGGCATGGTCGGAGCGGTAGGCGGATGCATGGCTGAGGTAGTAAACACCATAGCGGACTACGCCCCGCAGGTAGTAAGCATGGGCGTGGACCTTTTGGAGAATTTTATAAGCGGGGTAACGGACAACTCCGGGGCATTGGCAGGAGCAGGGGCGAACATTGTTACTACTTTAGTCGAGGGGCTTTTTACCCTGGTTCCGCAAGTCATACTTGCCGGAATCGACATATTGACCCAGTTCGTGCAGAGCATGACCGCGCAGCTTCCGCAGCTTATAAGTACCGGAACGCAGGCAATAGTAAACTTCGTAAACGGCATCATACAGCGATTGCCGGAGGTTATATCGACGGCCCTTACGTTGGTTCAGACACTTGTAAACAGCATAGGACAGAACGCCCCCATGCTTATAAGCGCAGCTATTCAGCTTATAGGAAATTTGGTTTTAGGCATAGTTTCCATGCTTCCACAGCTTCTGCAGATGGGAATACAGCTTATTTTGAGTTTGGCGCAGGGAATACTTTCTAACCTGCCCCAGATTTTACAGATGGGCGTACAGATTATTATAAGCCTTGTTTCCGGCATAACCCAGATGCTGCCCATGATTATACAAGGCGGCATACAGCTAATTATTTCACTTATCCAGGGAATTATAGCGAATTTGGGGAACATTGTGCAGGCAGCCGTCCAGATTGTTATAACACTGGCGACGGGCTTAATCCAGGCAATACCGCAGCTTATAGCGGCAATACCCCAGCTTGTAGGGGCGATAATTGATACGATTTTATCTACAAATTGGCTTGACGTAGGGATCCAGATTATTAAGGGCTTGATTGACGGAATACTCAGCACCGGAAAGAGCTTGTGGAACGCGATTAAAAGCCTATTCACAGGCGGAGAGGTTGACATCCCGGACACTTCCAGCCAGAGCGCGGCAGTTGTGGACAGTTATGCATCCGGTATTAGCAGTAACGCCGGAACGGTAACGGCGGCAGCCAACAGCATGGCAACAAACGCTTTCAGCGGAATGGACACCAGTGGGGCGACGGCAGCCGGAACCCAGGCGGGGACGGCCTTCTCTACAGGCTTAACCGAAAGCATGGCATCCGGCGGGCTTGATACGGCGGCTTTCAGCACCAACATGACCAACATGGGAATGACCGGGGCGACAGCATTAAACACCAGCCTCAGCGCCGGACTTGCTACCCCAGTAGACACAAGCGGGCTTTTGGATGCAGGGGCAATCAGCACCAACATGACAGCAGCCGGAACCCAGGGGGCGACAGCATTTACGACCGGACTTAATACCGGGCTTTCTGGAACCACCATAAACACCAGCGCGCTGGCGGTAGACACTTCCGGGCTTACCACTACCATGACGACAGCCGGAACCCAGGGGGCAACGGCAATCGGGAGGGGCATGACCGGAAACAGCCAGGCAGTAACCCAGGCGGCGACGACACTGGGCAACGACGTAAACACCGCTTTAGACAGCGGATGGAATAAGGCGAACACAAGCGCACAGACGGCAATGCAGCGCCTTGCAACGACCGTCACGGACGCGGCCCGCTCCGCAGCGAGCGCGGTAAAAGCAGCATTTGAGAATATGACCATAACGATCCCGAAACCAAGGATCCCCGTTATAAGCGTTTCCACAAGTTCCGTGTCCTACGGCGACGGCGGAAGCGTAAGCGTTCCGAACTTTTCAGTGAGTTGGAACGCCCTGGGCGGCATTTTCGACCAGCCGACCATATTCAACACGCCAGCAGGAATGCAGGGCGTAGGGGAAGCGGGACCGGAGGCAGTTCTGCCCCTTGATACGCTATGGGCGAAAATGAAGGAGATTTTAAACGAGGCAATCGCCGCAAGCGGCGGAGCTTCCCTTATTGACGCCTTTATTGAAAAGCTGAAGGGAATAGGAACCGGGGGCGGCGGCGGACAGCCGGAGCTTGCCGGAGCCGGAGGACCTGCGATACAGTACAGCCCGGTCTATAACCTTTACGGAAGCGCCGGGAAGGAAGAAATCGCAGAGGCCGACCGCATGAGCCAGGCAGAATTTAACAAGCTGATGAAACAATACGAGAAGGATCAGCAGAGGCGGAAGCTATAGGAGGTGGTAAAGTTGGCGAAAACATATACCACGATACAGGGGGAAACCTGGGACGAAATAGCCTATAAGGTATACGGCGGCGAGGAATACGCCGCCTTCCTTATGGCGAATAACTACCCCTTTTTGGACGTTTTAGTCTTTTCAGCAGGAACCGTCTTAAATACGCCGGGTATTCCATGGTACGAGGAAAGCGACGAGCTGCCGCCATGGAGAACCGGGGCGGAGGACGACGGAGATGAGGACGAAGATCCTTACGACGATTACAGCAGCGAGGACGAAGCGGAGGATGAGGAATGAACAAAGAAACACCCAGGCAGGCAAGCGTAAGCGTGACTTACCAGAAAGCCAAGAAGGCCGGCGGGACAAGCAAACACCCCGCCGCCGTCATGGCGGAATATAACGAAGGTTTTTCTTATACAGACCCGGCATCCGGGGAAAGCGATACCGTAAGCATAACCTTAACAAATATAGACTTGCGCTGGGCAAACAAGTGGATGCCCAAAAAAGGCGACAAGCTGACAGCGAAAATCATTGAAAAGAGCTGGGACAAGGCAGGGCAGAAGAAAACTTTCTATTGCGGAAAATTCTGCCTTGACGATTTGAGCTATACCGGCCCGGAGCTTACTTGTACCATTGGCGGAGTATCCGTCCCGGAAGGTAATGCTTTCAGAAGCACGGCCCGGAGTAAGACCTGGAAGAAAGCAACGCTTAAGGAGGTGGCGGCGGAGGTCGCCAAAAAGTACCACCTTAAGCTGCAGTACACCGGGGGGACGATAAAGCTGGGAACCATAGAGCAGAGCAACGAGGCTGACAGCAGCTTTTTAACGAAAGTATGCCAGGATTACGGGATGGCTATCAAGATTTACAGCGGAAAGATTGTTATCTACGACAAGGGACAGTTTGAATCCAGGAAACCAGTGGCCACCTTGAAAAAGGCAGACTTGCAGGACTGGTCATACAATACCACCCTGGTCGGGACGTACACAGGCGCACAGATAAAGTATACTTCCGGTAAAGACGACAAGGAAATGAAGTGCGTAGTCGGAAGCGGAAAAAGAATACTTAACATTAACGAGAAGGTCGAGAGCCTGCAGGAAGCCCAGCTAAAAGCCTGCGCCAAGGTAAACGCCGAGAACGAAAAGGCGGTAACTATGAGCATAACCATCATGGCGAACAACCGGATCGCAGCCGGAAGCACGGTAAATATAAAAGGGCTTTACCAGCTTTCCGGGAAATACTTTGTGGACAAAGTAACGCATAACATAAGCCCGGACGGAGCCTACACCATGGCGCTGGAGCTTCACAAGTGCCAGAAGCGCATAAGCAAGGCAACCGTCATGAAGGAATACCAGGGACAGAAGAAAGCGGTCGCTTCCAAGACCGCAACCGCACAGCCAGCAGCCGGAGAAACCCTCGCAGTAGGCGACAAGGTTATCGTAAACGGGCCGGCTTATTGGGGAGGCAACGGAGGCAAGGCGAACCAGTGCAGCAACATGACAATGTATATAACGCAGATTTTAGGAAGCGGCTATAAGTACCAGTACGGAGTGGCGAAGCGCAAGGGCGGGACGCGGTACGGCTGGTGCGGAAAAGAAAGCCTTAAGAAAGCATAGGAGGCAGAGGATGAGCGACGGAGGAAACAGGATCGGGACCGTAAGCAGCGTAGACCCGGAAACGGGAATGGTAAGCGTAATATTTGAGGACCGGGACGGCGAGGTCACGGAGCTATTACCCTACGCCACCTTTAACGAAGAATACAAGCTGCCGCAGTTGGGGGCAAAAGTAGTCGTTATGCATTTGAGCAACGGCGGGGAGATGGGAATCATCTTAGGGACCTATTGGAACGAATACAACGCAGCGGGGAACCCCGGAACCTTCCACAAGGATCTGGGCGGCGGAGCCTATATCAATTATAAGGACGGCGTACTGACCATAGCGGCGGAGCATACCGTCATAGCTTCCTTAGATGGCAGCGAAACCCACCAGGACGCAGAGGCGGAGAAACTTCTGCTGAAGCTCCACGACCACGAAAAAAGGATCGCAGATTTAGAGAAGGTCGTAGGGGTAGGGAAGGGGGTAGTTGAATGGCCATAGGACATATAGGGAAAACCGTCGTATTTGAAACCAGCGACGCAAAAATCCTTAATTTCAAGAAGATGCAGCGGACCGTAAAGGGGCGCTGGGCTTCCCATTCCAGAGTAGGCAAAAAGCCGAAAAAGCAGTTTTTAGGGCCGGATGCCGACCAGCTAACATTTACCATAACCCTCAACGCAGAACACGGCGTGAAGCCGCGGAAAACGGTAGAGAACATAGAGAAGCTGATCCGGACGGGGAAACCCCAGACCGTAGTTATTGGAAGTAAGAAGGTAGGCTCCAATAAGTACGCCATAACAGAGATCAGCGAGAGCTGGGAAACGATTTTAAACCGGGGCGAAGTTGTAAAGATTACCTGCGACATTACCCTGGAGGAATATTTATAAGGGGAAGGAGGCGGGCGGATGTTTGGCACACCGGAAACAGTTATAATCGGCTTCGACTACCTTAACGCAACGGAGCTGGAAGAAATGCAGCGCAACCTTGACCTGCTTTACAGCACCAGGGCCGGCACTTGCCCCGGTGATCGTAACTTCGGATTAGAGCAGACCTTTGAGAGCTGCCCGACCAACGTGGCGAGAAATTTATTTGCGCTGGAGGTCATAGAAAAAACGGAGATTTACGAGGATAAGGCGGAAATATTAAACATTGAGTACACGCAGGCAGAGGACGGGAACCTGACCCCGAAAATCATAATCGGGCCGAAAGACCCAGAGGACACCGAGGATGCAGACACGGAAGAATCGGAGGAATAAAGGAGGTGGCAAGGATTGTCGGATATTCTGAACACGATAGATAATTTACCGGATATTTCTTTCATAGACGGATTGACGCTGGAGAACATCCAGAGCCAGATGTTAAGCGACTTCGTGGCGAAGTACCAGGAGATCACCGGGAAGAAAATACAGCTTTCCAAGTCGGATCCGAACCGCATTATTATGTTAGGTTGCGCCCAGCTTATATACCAGGGCTTGCAGAACATAGACAAGGGCGGAAAGATGAATTTTCTTAAGTACGCTTACGACGATTATTTAGAGAATATGGGGGCGCTTAAGAAGGTTACGAGGAACCCAGCAAAGTTCGCCCAGGTTCCGGTCAAGTTCACGCTTTCCGGGAAAAGGGAGGCGGCGACCAGTATCCCCCAGGGAACCAGGGTAACGGCTGCCTACGAGGTTTACTTTGCTACGATTGAATACGCAGAGATACCGCCGGGGGAAACGGAAGTCACGGTCATGGCGGAATGCACAGAGGCTGGGACGATAGGGAACGACTTCGCTGCCGGGGAGCTTACCACCCTGGTGGATCCGATAGGCTTTATTTCCAAGGTTGAGAACACGCAGAAAAGCACCGGGGGGACGGAGGTAGAGTCAGACCAGAACATGGCAGAAAGAATTTACCTGGCTCCTTCCAGCTATTCTACAGCCGGCCCGGACGACGCTTACGAGTATTGGGTGAAGGACAGCAACCCCTTTATAGGGGATGTTAAAATAACCAGCCCTACACCGGGCTTAGTTGATATCCGCTTTGTTATGACAGACGGAACCGTCCCGGACGATACCACCATAGCAGCAGTAACGGCGGCGGTAAACCAGAGAGGAAAGCGGCCGCTTACGGACCAGGTACAAGTAAAGCGTCCGGAAATTGAAGAATACGAGATAGACGTGACCTATTACATAAACACCAGCGACAGCAACGCGGCAACGGCTATCCAGGCACAGGCAGAAACCGCCGTAGAGGATTATAAGCTGTGGCAGGCTTCCAAGGTAGGCCGGGACATAAACCCGGATGAGCTTATAGCAAGGCTGAACGACGCAGGGGCAAAAAGGGCGGAAGTCCGGGCGCCAGCGTTCCGCGTTATAGGGGAAACGGCGAAAGCCCAGTGTACAGGGGTAAATATTATATACGGAGGGCTTGAAAATGATTAGTTATTACGACGGGCAACTAACAGACATCATGCCCGGAAACATAACCAAAAAGCCGGAAGTAAAGGCGTTAAGCTACGCCTTGCAGCAAGCCTGCCGTCTTCTTTACCGATACAGCCGGAGGCTCTATATTTATTCCAATTTGGACGAGCAGCCGGAGGAAGTTATAGACCTTCTGGCTTCGGAACTTCGTACCCAGTATTACCGGAGTACGCTGGACATTGACACGAAGCGGCGGCTTGTAAAAAATACGCTTATTTGGTATATGAGCGCAGGAACGCCCCAGGCAGTAGAGGAACTCGTGGGTGTAGTATTTGGGGAGGGCGAAGTAAAAGAGTGGTACGAGTACGGCGACAAGCCCTATTATTTTAAGATTGTTACCAACGCAATACTTACACTTGAAATGAACGATTTTTTTTCAATTATGATCCGGCGGGTAAAGAATACCCGGTCACACCTTCGGGCGATTGATATACACCGGATTGTAAATCACGAGCTTTTCTCTGGGGCGGCAGTTTTCCCAAACTATAAGCCGCCTGCAGTAATTGATGGTTACGCCGTAGACCGGGAAGCAAGGCAGACCATACACGCCGGGGCATTGGCATCCCAGCAGAGCCGCCCTGCGCCGATTTGGGACGGCTTTAAGACTGAGGGCGGAGAAATTACCGCCGGAGTATTTGCAGGGGCAGCAGGAGCCACCAGGACGCACCAGGCGGCCATTGTGGACGGTTTTAGCTTCGAGGGTAAGGAAGTCATAGGCCAGACGTTTATAGGGGGTGAAATGGCGGCCACAGAGAAGCAGGCAGCCATCCGGGAAGGATTGGAAGGAGCCGCCTCACCAGTAGAAGGCCATGCTTACACTGGATCCGCAGCGAGGGCGGAGGCGCACCAGAAACCGCCAGCAGTCCGGGAAGGTTTTATCGTCCAGGGCGAAACAGTAACAGAGGCTATTGTAGCCGCCACGGCTTCAAATAGTAAATACAAGAATACCGTAAAAGAAGGAGGAACCAAGAATGCCACAACCATTTAACAACGCGGTCATGACCAACGCAGGGGCGAGGCTTCTGACCAGGGCGCAGGCCGGGGAAATCAAGATAGAGTTTACCCGGATCGCAGTAGGCAACGGCAATTATACCGCAGCCGAAAAGACGCTGGATGCGCTGCAGAAGCGGACAGCCCTTAAATCGCTTAAGAACAGTTATACCCTTTCGGATATTGACGTATTCAGCGATTACAGCGTGAAGGTAACGGCGCTTATTACGAACCAGGACCCAGTAACCGGGCAGACCCTCGTAAACGCCGGGTATTACATTAACGAGATGGGCTTATTTGCCAAGGTAAAGGACGGAGCGGACAGCACGGAAATCCTTTACAGCATCACCACCACAGCCGGGGACAACGGCGACTTTATGCCGCCCTATAACGGATATAACCCGGCGCAGATCACCCAGGATTATTTTGCAACCGTAAACAACAGCGCAGAAGTTACAATCGTCAGCACCGGAGCCGCCCTGCTTGCGGAGGATGCGAACAAGATAAGGGACGACGCCACGAAGCAGAAGTATAAGCTGGGGATTGATAACGGATTGATTTATATACAGGAGGTAGACGAGTAATGGCAGGAGAAAAGATTTATATTGCAGACAAAGAAACCTTAGACAAGGTTTATAACATTTTGGCATCCGATCCGGTATACGGCTTCATTGAGCATAACGACATCTTAAGCCCGTCCGCCCGGATTGAGTACATCGGGCTTAATAAGAATTATTCCCCGCTTGCAAGGAATAAGGAAAACGGCAGCATGGTTCTGAACAGTTGGGCGGACTTCCCGGTCATTAAAGCAAACAAGCCTTATATGGTTCGGGCAGACGGCACACCGGATTACAGGCTCAAGGAAACGGACTACACCCAGAGGGAGGACGGCGGCTCTTCCGACGTTGCAAACAGCAGCTATAACGGCGGCGCTTTTTCCTGGCTTATGAAGATTTACAAGAACGAGGAAATGGTCGGCAACGACCGGATCGTGCGCTTTTCCCTTACCGCCCGCGACGGCTACGAGCCGGTGGGCTTCATTGACCCCAGCAATAACGAGCTGGGGGGCGTATGGCTGCCCATGTTCTACGGTTCCATTTTGGGAGCGGACGGAGCTACCCCGAAGATGGTAAGCCTTGCAAACTTGCAGCCGACCTATAACAACACCACGGACAAGGAAAAGACAGCTATTACCAATTTCAGCAGCCGGGCGGCGTTCCTGGGCGGGCCGATTGTGGAAACCATTATCGACCTTTTGATCATGTTCGCAAAAACAACGAACTTGCAGGAAGCCTATGGGTACGGAAACTGCAGCGGCTACGACGCCAGCCAGTCCCCGACCTACGGAGTAAAGCGGAACGCCGTAGTGGGCGGCGGGCAGTTCTACGGAACCGACGATAAGCTGAGCTTAAATAAGATTTTCCACAGCATAGTCCTGGGCAGCTACCAGCAGTGGATGCGCGACCCTTACGAAGTAGTTGTAAACGGGCGGGTGAAGGTAAGCAAAAATTACACCTACGATCCGACCGGGGCAAAGTATACGGATACAGGGATCACCGTACCGGATAACAAGACCTGGGACACGAACCACAACGCCCTGGACTACCCGGCCCATTTCAGAACCGTACCGGGATACGGCAGTATCCCGGCTTTAGGAATGGACGGAGGGAGCAGCGCGACCGGAGGCTGTGACGGGCTTTGGAGAAAAGACCCGAAGCAGACGTTTACGGGCGTCTGCCTACGGTTCGGTGATTGCGGCGTTGGGCTTAATTGCGGACTACGGGCGCGGTTTTGGTACGACAGTGTCACGTATGCGACCTGGAGCGTCGGCGCCGCCGATCTTCTTTTACCACCTGTCGGCGTAGCCGTTTAGGGGGTCTGGGGGTGCGAAGCAATTCCCCCAGGAGATACCGGAGCTTTGAAGCAGCGTAAATTATAAGCAACAAAATATAAGGGGATAGGGGCGGCGTCACCTGGGGGCGTCTGCCTACGGTTCGGTAATTGCAACAATGGGCTTAATTGCGGACCACGGGCGCGGAATTGGAACAACAGTGTCACGAATGCGAACTGGAACATCGGCGCCGCCTTTTTTCTATTCATACGGTTCATTAACTTAAAGCCGCCCTTATTCCTACACCCCTGGGCGTTGAAATACGCCTTAACCGCCATTATTGGAAGGGTAAGTGGTAAATTAACTTGATACAGGGCGCACGGTAAAGCGGTCGCACCTGCCGTGCGTAGAGGATAGAAGAAAAAATATTCTTATAGGAGTATTGTTTATGCGGAAGAAGGAGCTGTGGCAGAAAGTAGAAAAAGCCGCAACGGAAAGAGGCGTTAAACAGTACAAATATTTGTATCGCCGTATGCTTGACGAAAACATAATAAGAAAAGCATACAAGAAGCTGCGGAAGGGCAAAACGAAGCGAATAGAGATACAGAAGATAGACGCCGATCTTGATAACGAAGTCGCCGCCATGCGGCGCATGATAGAGAATACGAAGCCGCCAGACGTTCCGGTGGAACACCCGGAGCTGGCATATAAGCCGAAAAAGCGCAAGCCGAAAATCATAAGGGAAAAGGGCAAAACCCGGAAGATATTTATGCCGGAGATACACGAGCAATGGCTGCACCATATAATCGTCCTTATTTTGGAGCCGATTATAACAGCCACGGCTTACCCATATTCCTGCGGCAGCTTCCCGAAGCGGGGCGCACATTACGGCAAGAAACGGCTTTTAAAAATTATCCAGGGCGGAAAGAATATCCGGAATTTTGCGAAGATTGACATCCGCCATTTTTACGACAGCATACGGCTGGACATTCTTATGCGGGAGCTTCGCATAAGAATAAAAGACGAGCTTTTTCTATACATTGTGGAGCTTTGCTTACAAGGCTTTAAGAAGGGAATACCGCTGGGCTTCTACATTTCCCAGTGGCTGGCAAATTATTTGTTGGAGCCGCTGGATCACTTCATAACGGACAAGCTGGGAATACCGAACCTTATCCGCTATATGGATGATATTGTTTTAGGACACGACAACAAAAAGAAGTTGCACCAGGCAATAGTAGAAATTAAGAAATTCATAGGGCGGAGGTTCCGGCTGAAGCTGAAGCGAAACTACCAGGTCTTTAAGTTCAACTACCAGAAGAAGAACGGGAAGGTCGTAGGGCGCGTTATTGATTTTATGGGCTTCCTTTTCTTCCGCAACCGGACAACGATGCGGAAAGCTATTATGCTTTCAGCCACCAGGCTGGCCAGCAAGCTACACGCAGCAAAGGAAGCCGGGAGGGGATATTTTAAGAAACACTTAGAGGCAATGTTAAGCTATATGGGCTGGTTCAGTTGTACGGACACTTACGACGCATACCAGGACTATATAAAGCCTTACATAAAAGTAAGACAGCTTAAGAAAATTATTTCAAAATTGACAAGGAGGGCAAACAGAAATGAAGCAGTGGACACAGGAACGAAGCGCAAGCCGGCCGGCAGAATTGCAGCTTGTGGCGCCTGATACTTTCATCCAGCGCCGGAACATTCAGCAGGAGGAACACGAAGCCACGGAGCAGGCGGCAGCCTATACGGACTTCGTATGCGAGAGCCGGGAGATCAGCGTCGGAGAGTACGAGATGCTTAAGAGCATAGAGGAAATCCGGACGGACGAGGCAGTGAGCGCAGCTATTGACGAGTACACGATGCAGCTTATGGAAGGAGGGCTTTTATAATGGCTTCGATTTTAGTAAACAGCCTTAAGAGGCTTTATGCAGCAGGCAGAGTCACCAGGGAACAGATCGGGGAACGGGTAGAGAAGGGAACCATCACCGAAGCCGATTACCAGGAGATCACGGGGGAGGAATATGGAGAATAGGAGCAGCGGCCCGCTGGAGATAGTAGAGCAGCAGAACGCCATTATAAGAATCCAGAGCGGCGTTATTGACGAGCTTTTCTTGCTTCTTATGCAACACATAAGCGCAGAAGAAGCGGACGGCCTTCCGTGTATTGCCAGGATTAACCAGGCGGCGGAAATCCGGGCGGGAATCGGCTTAGACTAATATTTCTACACTAAAAGGCAAAAGGCCCAGGAAACGGCGCAGGACGCGCCGTGGAAGGGGCTTATTTTATTGCAAGAAGGGAGGGCAAAAGCATGGACACACCCATCACCAGGGCAGAGCATCAGGAATTTGCAAAACGGCAGGACGAGGAAAACAAGCGGCAGAACAAGCGGATCGACGAGCTGGAGGAAACCGTGCGCCAGATTGGAACGCTTACCGCTTCCGTTGAAAAGCTGGCCGTAAGCATTGAGAGCATGGCGAAGGAGCAGGAGCAGCAGGGAAAACAGCTCCGGGAGCTTGAAGCAAAGGACGGCGAGATGTGGCGGAAGATTGTAGGCTACATAGCAACCGCCATTGTCGGCATTGTTATCGGCTTTGTTTTCAAGCAGATCGGGATGTAACAGGGCAACCGCGCCGGAAGGTTGGGAAACCCCGGCGCAAAAAAAATAAACCTTAAAGGAGGACAACACCATGAAACAGATTAACTGGGTAAAGAAACTTACAAGCCGGAAACTTTGGACGGCGGTCGCTTCCTTCGTTTCCATGATGATCCTGGCAACGGGCGGAGCCGAGAACACGGCGACGCAGGTAACGGCACTTATTATGGCCGGTGCTTCCGTTATTGCCTACATTATCGGGGAAGGATTGACGGATGCGGCAAACATTGAGGGCGAGGTCGGGATCGAGGTCCAGGAGGATACCGAGGAATAGGAGGCAGACCATGGGCATTATTTGGGGAGGCGTAGAGCGTGAGCTTTACGCCTTTTACAGTAGCAAGGGACTTTGTAACAATGGCATTTTCGGGCTGTTCGGCAACTTTTACGCAGAGAGCAGGATGAACCCGAAGAACCTGCAGAACAGCTTTGAAAAGAAACTCGGCTTTACAGACGAGAGCTACACGGCAGCAGTTGACAATGGAAGCTATAAGGACTTCGTACACGACGGTGCAGGCTACGGCTTACATCAATGCACATTTTGGAGCCGGAAACAGGCTATGCTTGCTTTCCACCAGGCAAAGGGCGTATCCATTGGCGACACCTTGACGCAGGCGGAATTTATTTACAAGGAGCTTTCCGAGAGCTTCCCGGCAGTCCTTAAAGTTCTTAAGACAGCCGCCAGCATCCGGGAGGCTTCCGATGCCGTACTGCTACAGTTTGAGAAACCGGGGGATCAGAGCGAAGCCGTCCAGAAGAAGCGGGCGGGCTATGGCCAGGAGTACGAAGCTCTTTACCAGAAAGAAGGAGGGAACGAAGGTATGACAGAGGCACAGGCAAGACAGAAGGTCGTAGGCATTATGCAGGGCTGGATCGGGCTTAAGCGTTCCGACAAAAGCCACGCCCCGATCATTGACACATATAACGGCGATAAGCCGCTGCCCAGGGGGTACAAGGTTACTTACACTGACGCATACTGCGCCACCACGACCAGCGCGGCGGCGATCAAGGCAGGCTATACGGATATTATCCCGGTAGAGTGTTCCTGCTATTATTTGATTGAGAAAGCCAAGGCTATGGGCATTTGGCAGGAAAACGACGCATACATCCCAGCACCGGGCGACGAAGTTCTTTACGACTGGGACGATGGGGCGAACTTTGCTACCACGGATTGCACCGGAACACCGGAACACGTCGGCATGGTTGAGGCAGTAAGCGGAAACACGATAAAAGTTATGGAGGGCAACATGAGCGGCGGAGTCGTAGGACGCAGGAACCTGCAGGTCAACGGCAGATATATCCGGGGCTTTATTTGCCCGAACTACGCCAGCAAGGCGACGGAGAAAGCTCCGGAGAAAAGCATAGACGAGATCGCCACGGAAGTCCTGGCAGGAAGATGGGGGAATAACCCGGAGCGCAAGCAGAAGCTGGAGGCGGCCGGCTACAACTACGAAGCCGTCCAGGCAGCAGTAAACCAGAAAGCGAAAAGCGGAGCTTCTGCAAAGAAAAGCGTTTCTGCAGTAGCCCAGGAGGTACTGGCAGGCAAGTGGGGCAATAACCCAGCCAGGAAGAAAGCCCTGGAGGCGGCCGGCTACGATTACAACGCCGTCCAGGCGGAAGTAAACAGGCTTTGCCAGAAGTAGTCACATTTTCACAAAGGAAAGCCCGGTATTTTGTCTATTTCAGTGAATAGATGAAATCGGGAAACAGGCGTATAATTGTGCGCCAGAGGGGGGTATAAGGGGGTAAAACCCCAGCCCCGAAAAGCGAGAAAAGCCCCGCTGCCGTTTTGGCAGTTGGGGCTTATTTTTTAATTCCAGATATGATTATTTTGTCGCCATCGAAAGAGGCTACGACGCTTCTATTATTCAGATCCACACCCAGGGCAGCCGCCCAGGGCTTCGGTACTGAGAGCTTGAAACCAACGGAACCAGAGCCGCCCTTATTGGCGATTAAGTTAAGTTCCCTTGTTTCAATTCCTTCTGTTGTTTTCTTCATTTCCTACACTTCCTTTTGCGACGTCGCAACGAATTTTATATAAAAGAGGCTTCCCGGCCGCCCTTCGGTATAGCCCGACGGGTAGAGCTTGCATAGCTCGGCTTCACATCACCTATTAACCTTTCTTCCACGCGCCAGGCGCAGATCCTGCGGAGGTTTACGAGTTGCACCGTTTCCCCGGACGGTTTTAAGATTTTCCCATTAAAAATCAGTAAAACTTGTTGAACGACACTCAGGCCGGGAAGCCTTGATTTATACATAGCACCCATCCCACAAGCTGGGGAGCTTGCTTTACTTCTACCCGCCGGGCTTTGGACCGGCCGTCGGTGGTTTAGTGCCAGGGCAGCAGCTACGCCGCCGCCCGTTCAATTTTAAATAACCAGTTTTCCTCGTCTTCGGTTACAAGCCCGAAGTATTCATCCGTCCGGGTAAAGTTGTATTCGATACCGAAGAACTGAAGGAGAACCATTTTATATACTTCCCATTGAGCCTGGCACCAGTCCGCAACCTTACGCTCGCGCTTGTATTCTTCGGTATAATATTCATTTACCCGGCAGGAGTCCAGAGCTTTGTCCCAGGATATAATACAGCACTTAAGCTCCGCCCCTACTTCCGTCTTTAAAAACTTTTCCTTATTCAGCTTCATAATTGCATCCTCCTATTTGTTCAGAGCTTTAACGGCATTTTTAAAACAACGCTCTTTTGCACTCGGTTCGTTTCCATATTCCCGGCGGCTTTTCCGCTTTCCGTTTTCCATAACCATATATCTCACACAGCAATCATCCAAGATGCAAACCACGCAGCGGGAGCAGTTCAGCCCTTCGTAATATTCCTTAAACATTGTATCTTTAACTTTCTTTAATTCAGCCATTTTTATCACCTTTCTTGCTTCCGTTTTTTTGTTTCCGTTCCCTTAAGGTGTGTGTATGGTAACTCTGAAAAGACGGTACGTCAAGTCTTTTTTGAAAGTTTTTTAAAAGAATTTTTAGTGGCATTTCTTACGGTTATTTACACAACAAATACCAGCGTATTATAATGAGCGCAGTGTGGGCGAAGCTGTCCGTGAAAGTGGTATCCCCCGTGAAGAGATCTGGGTGACTTCCAAATTGTGGCCCAGTGAATATGGGGAAGGCAGGACGATGGAGGGCATTGACAAGATGCTGGAGCGTCTGGATATCGGTTATATTGACCTGCTTCTTTTGCATCAGCAGGTGGGTGAGTATATGGGCGCATGGCGGGATATGGAAAAGGCAGTTGCGCAGGGAAAAGTAAAAACCATCGGACTCAGTAATTTTGAGTCAGAACGTTTGGAGGAGGTCTGCGAAGCAGCAGAGGTCAAGCCTGCAGTGCTGCAGGTAGAGTGTCATCCCTATTTCCAGCAGAACGAATTAAAAAAGAGGCTGGCTCCTTATGGAACTGTGATCGAGGCATGGTATCCTATCGGACATGGCGATGCAGACCTGATAAATGAACCTGTATTTACAAAGCTGGCAGAAAAGTATGAAAAGACTAATGTTCAGATCATCCTGCGCTGGCATATCCAGGAGGGTACGATTATCTTCCCGAAATCTACCAATCCGCAGCATATCAAAGATAATTTTGACATCTTTGACTTTGAATTGACGGAAGAGGAAATGGAGCAGATCAGGGCAGTGGATAAGAATGTGAGGTTCTTTACGGTTCCGCTTGAGCAGCAGGAGATACAGTTTACTGCATGGGCACCGGAGGACTAA